GACTATTAAAAATATTCAAAGCCCAGTTAAGTTGATCTGGATTAGTTGTACTATCAGATATATGGTCAAATACTTGTGAAGCTGGAGTAGTATCTTCTAATTGAGATTCTGCTTTATTGGCTCTATCTATCCAATGTTTGAATCTCTCTTGAGCTTTTGGTTTAAGATTACCTATAAATTCGTTATCTTCTTCAGCTAATTCTAAACGTGGTTGCTCATCAAAGTTTCCTTCTGGTTCTTGTTGTGGAGAAGTAACGTCCTCCGTCGTTTCTTCTTTTGAAGCCTCAATATCTTGCGTTTGCGCATCCTGCGCCTCTTCGAAAGTAGGTGATTTTGATTCACTATATTCAGACTCCAGTTCTAAATTATCTATAGCTTCAGAAAGTACATCCTTAGTAGATTGATACATTTCATCATGTGATAATTCTTTATTTTCTTCAGTTTCGGCCATGTCTCACTCCCTTATGTAGATGGTTGTCTGTACTGATTTCGTTCCCTTTGATCAACTCTATTATTGGGAACATTGCTTACTTCATTTAATTGCTGAGTCATATCAGATGGCATTCCACCGTTTGCTCCGGCTTTACCTTGGGGTGTATCACCTCCCATCATTAATTGCTGCATAACTTGATTCTGAATAACCTGTTCTTGCATTTGTTCTGGCATAGGTGGCATAAATTGAGAAACATCAATACGCTCATCAAATCTTTTAAATGTTTCACCCAGTAATTGAATATATGGATTAAATTCGTCTGGAACTCCTACATCTCTTAATGATTGTACCATTTGGATATTTTGCATAATTAATGGCATTAATTCTATCCATCGCATACGATCCTCATTCTCATTAGGCATCGCGGTACTGCCGGCCGTAATCTGTATATGTATAGAATCATAAAGCTGTTGCTTGTTCAGTATTGGCCAAAAGGCATGAGGTCCCGCAATTTCTATAGCTTTCTGAGGTTGCACTTCCTGTAATAAAAGTTGAGCAGAAAATTTAGACACATCCTTTAACCAACCCTCTACAGAATCTATCTTTTCTGAAACTCTAGTAGCTAAACCTTCATTTTGAATATTAGCTTCTGTTGCCGTCTTGGCTCTCATTATACCACCTCTTTGAGCATCACCCAGACCACTAATCCATTCTATATCACCTCGAATAGGTGTAGTATCATAAACATTCATATTCATGGGTGGGGTTTGAGCGGGTTGAAATACATTATTAACCCCAGTTCCACCAGCGTTTATAAGAGCTATATCACCAATTGTAGCATTAGTAAATGTTTCTATATCTTCGTAATTTATTCTACTAGAATCAGCTACATAAAAAGGAGCCGCGAGTTCTCTATGCTTAGCCATCTGAGTTCTAACAGTATTATATTCATCCTGAAGATTCATTAATAGTTCTACTTCAGATATAGGCCATTCTTGACCATCAATCCAGTTAAGACCAAGAACAAAATAAGGAAACCAACGGTCACCCATTCTATTAGGATAAAAAGGTTCTTTAATCCATTTGCCACCACCCTCTGCCCAAGTATAAACAGTTTGAGTACCTTTGTCCCAATATTCCCAAATAGCTACAGCTAGATTAACATCTTCTTCACCATCATAACCGCCATATGATTTGGTATCTCGATTTAATCTACCAGGTATTCCGTCTTGAGTTCTTCGGTAAATGGTAAATTTATCAACCTCTTGTTTGGTTAATCCAAATCTTTCTCTACATTCCTTGGGTGTCATCCACGTACAATTAGCCATCCATTTAGCTTGTTCATAATCTAACAAACTATCTACTGATGTATCCATTCTAAAATCTTCAGGTTTAACAAAACCTAAATTTAAACCCTCTCTATACATAACATCTACTTTAGCTTGAAGGCCCATAATGGTTTGCTCTAATTCTTCAACTATTTCATCCTTGTCTCCATCATAATTATCATTATCTTGCAGAGTTAAAATATCTGATTGAATTTTAGCTAAACTTTCTTGAGCATCCTCAAATTGGCGACTAACTAAAGGATCTTGATAATAATCTCGCTGATAAGTAATTTTAACAATACCAATTTTACTAGTCATACAAGATCTTAAAACTTGTTTTGCAATTCTTTTTAAATCAGCTTTTTTGTAACTTTCCTTTAAAACTAATTGTAAAGTAGAAGCAAATAATTCAGCCATTCTATAATCTTGACCGCCAGGATCAACATACTCTACAGGTCTAATCTGAATCTCTGGGTTTTTGGCATATATATGCGGAAGCAAACCCTGCAGTGTTGCATGAATAACATTACCTTTTACTATTCGACCAGACTCTTGTAACAACTGCTCACTAACCATTGATTGGGTAGTTTTATTTATTCTTCCAAGAGCATACCTTCTAGCATGTTCTATTTCCTTATAACGTTTTTTCCATTTGGTATAAGATAAATAGATATTTTCCTGGTATTTTTTTATTAATCCTTTTGAATCTGGAGCTACATCTGCAGACAAATTAGGATTAGAAGTTAAAACATTTAAATCCATTGCGAATTATCCTCATATATTGTATCTAAATTATCTAACCATTCCATCGTAAATCTATCTGGTTTTCTAGCTTTAGGTTTGGGTTTAACACTCTTAGCGCGCTTCATCAATAAACCATACCGCGTAGCGTCGTATAAATGGTCTTCAGCAGATGTGTTAATGTCTTCAATCCTTTTAGGATCAGCAGGAAGAGAAGGTACAGTTCTAAGCCAATGTTTACACGACGAAAATACTTTAAGAGAACCGTTAGATAGTCTATCAACGATTTCGCCAAGCCCTTGAACTCGTGATCCCGGACCCTTGCTACTGGATTCCCAATGGACGCCGTAGTCCGAGAAAGTGTCCGCCACAGATTTGTGACGTCCATCCCTAATAAAAATCGCAGAGTCTGCCACGTTGTTTTTAAATTTAATACCCAACTTTCGTTCTTTAGATTCGGCATTAAGTATTTCAGAAGCGATTTCTTCGATAGGTGCTTCAGCTCCGACGTTTGGTTTAGAACACCAATATCTTTCTCTGTATATGTATATGTTTCCATCATAATCTTGGGTGAACCAAACACAGCCCGCAGGCGATTTAAATCCGTGATCATATGACTTCCACCTTTTCCATTCTAGTGGAATCTCAAAAGGCTCTACTATATGCTCTCTCGGATCCCACACACTTTCAAAAAACGCACCAGGCGCAACGTTCCAATCTCCTTCTAGCCAGGCTTTAACCAACCACTCTGGACCAGAAGCTTTAATCCTTTCTATATAACCAGGATCGTTATCCATTAAAGGCTTATTGTCTTGAATCTTAGATGGAATAAATATTCTATCTTCAGATTCTACATCAATATACCTTTCTTTAACCCAACCATGACCTGGTCCGCCTGGGTTAGCGGTCGCTCTAAATAAAACCGGAACGCCAGCAGCAGACCGCATAGTTGCTTGCAGCAAGTCTATAGGTTCAGGGGACGGCCAGTTGCCAAGCTCGTCAAAACCCAAAAATGTTACAGAGAAACCCTGCAGCTTCATAGCATCCCCATCTTCATCGAGATGCTTTAACTGTAATACAGATCCGCTAGGACTTACCCATTTACGTTCTCCTACTTTCCATTCCCAACCTTCTTGAACAAATATGAATCGGCCAAGTTTTATTAATTCCCCAGTCTCTGGGTACGTTCTCCTAAATAACAAACCTTGCGCTTCAGCGCCATACTTTTCAGCATGCTTCCTAAAGGCAAGTAGCATTCCCACAGACTTTGAACCGCCGCGAGCACCACCAAATAATATATGAGGGTGTTCACTGTTTACAAATTTCTTTTGCGGTCCATCTAATGCTTTCCATTTTGTTTTATTAGCTTCTATTCTCCGCTCTAATTCTGTTGTCAATATTGCTCTTATTTCTTCTTTAGGAAATCCATGTACTAGCGTATATGATAATGACATATTATCAGTAACCCGGTATAGTACCACTTATCGTTGTTGGATTTTCTGTATCTTCGTAATTTACCAAGTCAACAACATGTTTAGAAAATTCAAATCTATATATAAAATAACTTATTATGGAACCAGGACCATCTAATGTTGCACCTAATGCTACTCTTACAGCATATACCTCATCTTCTGGCTCATAATCTATACTTTGCACTACTCCTCTTTGATAAATATAAATACCAATAGTACTTGCTGTACCATCATGCTGCACATCTGTAGTATCTAATGCTCCTCTTGTGCATCCAGTTAAATCATCAGTACTTTTGCCAGTATATTGTATTATTTCATTTTCGATTAATATATATCCCCCACTAGCACTAAAATAAGTACCATCATCTGTTTCTACTGTTGTTTCACCAGCGGTAAGATCTTCATCTAAATCTGCCGCAGCTACCGCAAGTGGTAGACTTGCTTCTGATTGACCCCAAAAATAACCATCTTTAATAATCTCAGTAGTTCCAGTAATTGTGCTTCTATCATGAGTAGTAGCTGTAGTGATCGGATCACTTCCACTGCCACTTGCTAAATAATTAGATATATCACCGATTGACTTATTGTAATCAGTTATCCATATAGATCTTATATTACGAGTTACAGCCATTATTAAGCGTAATTACGTCTCTGAGATGATGTTGTGCGGCCAACCCTTGGTTTACCACCAGATAGTTCATTACCTTTACCTTTACCATAATCATATTCAACTTTCCCACCAGTGTTTTTAGCTAATGTTCTTGCTGCAGCTTTACCCTCTGGGGTATAAGAAAAATGTTTTCCTCCTACTTTTGGCATATTAACCTCCTTAATTTAAATACCACCTGTTTTACTTTTGCGTTTATATTTTTTAACCGAATCAGAATGTGTCGCTTTATATAAAGAAGAGCCTGCTCTTTCTAAAAAGTTTTGTTCATTCTTTTCAGGATTATCATGCTTAAACGCGGCTAAAGCTTTTGCATATTCTTCCTTTTCTTTCTTTGTTTTAGCCTGTTTATTTGCAAATTCCGCACCCTTTTTAAATGCCCAATTTTTGTTTTTATCAGCCATCAGTGTATCTTCTCTACTTCTGTTTCAAAATCTTTAACCATTTGTATAAGCTCCTCATCAGATATGCTTCTGACAGCTTCATTAACATTAACGTTCTGGTCTATAGCCCTCATAGATGGAACGCAGCGTTCTACTAAAATTCTAGCAGCTTGTACGTCACCTTTCTTAGCAGCGCCAGCTAGAACCTCGATTACATCAGGTAAATGCTCAGAGATCTGGCTACGCAATTGAGCCATAGTTTTCTGGGATTTACGTGGGCGGCCAT